GTCTCGGCAGTCTCTGGGTCATTGCTCTGGGAGTCGAAGTTGACCACGATGCTGAAATTCTCGTCTGGGCTACCCTTGGTCATTACCTGTGGATTTGGATTGCCAGTTACTTGAAAGAATACCTCGTCCGGCCCCATGCGTTGGTACAGCTTCCAAGCAAGGTTCAGCACATCACGCACATGATCCAAGAACTTGGACACGAAATACTGCTGCCTCATGGACGCGAGCGGGTTGTTAAGGTCGAGACCAACGCTGCGGTCTGCCTGTCCGATCATCGACACCTCGACCTCCACGGAGCTATTGTCGGGCGGAGGGGTCGGTCCCCAGTGGATCTCTCCCAAGCGACGATATGGGATGCGCCTGCCCGGACCCCAGTCGGAGGGAGGCTTGCCAGCAGGGTGCATGAGTGGTGGCAGAGTAGCCAGAGAGGCACGATCAACACGCGAATCACGCTCGGTTTTGATCTGTAGCTGTGCGCCACGGAGGATGTCCCCGAAGGTCTGCACCTCGTACATTCGCTTCTGGTTATTAGACAAACGAGTTACCACAAACGGATAGTCGTCGTAGCCATTCAAAAGCTCATGCTTGGCATATCCTTCAGCGGAGGGATGGAAAACGGTGCAATAGATACCCTCGGAGCCGTCCTCTTCGTCGATGAGTCTCTGGTAGCCGTAAACAACCATGACAAGGTCATTGTCGTCAGTGATGGGCAGGCGGGTGACATTCTTCTGCTTCTCCCCGTCTAGGTACATGCTGTCCTTGCCACGGAGTCGCTCGATAGCGTTTTCGACCCAGTCCTCGTCCCATCCCTCGTTGGTGACCTTTTTCTCAAGCTCTTGGGCAGTCAGGAAGGTTCTCCAGAAAATATAGGGGCTACGCTGCGGGTCGGAGACATAGGGTGGCAGGATGACCTCACCGTCCGGGGCGCAGGAATGGACGACAGGGCGATCCACGGTTACCCTAGGAATGGGTATTTGCGCCTCTCCCTTCGTTCTGAGGTCTTTGAGGGCTTTTCTGGCTCTCTTCCCCGAAAGTGCAGGGAAAGCCTGAGAAATCAATCCTAGGGCCATTTCTGTGGCATTCTCGTCCATGAGCAGATCCACCATCTCTGGCGCGGCCTGCGCGATCTCGTCCAGAGTCATGGTCTGGAGGTAGGTGCGGGACTCCCGCTGCCAACCAACATAGGAGATCATCAACCCTTTTTCGAGCAGGTAATTAGCCCCAAGTTCCATGTGTTCCCGGAAGTTCGGGATGTACGAGGAACGCATCCACTTCAGGAAGCCAGACACCATCGCCGCCCGTGGCATGGATGCCATTGAAGTCGGGAACGCCTTAATGTGGGAGCGTTGGAGGGCTTGGTCAAACAAAGCTACATAGGTATCGATCCGCTCTCCAATAACGTTGACCTCTTGGTCGGATGCTCCCTCCCACGGGAATGCGTTAGCACCGTGCTTGCGGAGGTCGTCACTCTTGCCCGGCCAAATGTTGCGCCGCTCGTCATAGCTGCGCAGGCAGGTCTGGAAGTACTCGTCGAGGTCTATGAGTGCGGTTTCGTAGGCATAGGTAAGCGCACCCACATCTGGCTCCCTGTCCAGATAAATCAACGATTCGCCTTCTAGGGCTTCTGAGTCAGTTTCCATGATATAATTCGTAGGTGTCGGAGTCTAATTTCCTGTTGATTTTAATAGTCTTGTGAAGCAGTCGCTGGGACATGCGGTTGGGAACCTCGATGGCAATGCGATTCCCATCCAACCCTGCATATACATACCTTGGGTTAATTGCTAGTCCAATAACCGTGACCTCCAGTGGCTCGGCTGCTGGTTCTGGGGCGGGAATGACCGCTTCCGCTTGTGGTTCTACCTTTGGCGCAACCTTCTTGGCCACCTTCTTTGCTGCTTTTTTCTTTGTTTTCATGGTTAGTATCCTCCTGTGCCTTGTCTAGTTACAGCTATATGTGACCCGTCCACATGGTCAATGCCAGAGATTGCGGCGTAGCGCAGGACATCTATGGGGTCTTTCCATGCCTCCTTCAAACCACCATCGCCCGTGTATTCAGATAGGGCTTGGATGATGTTCTCACATTCCTCGCTGACATAGAAATGCGGTCGGTTGACCGAATCTGACGGCATAGTTACATTCCAAGACATTTTCCCGATCAAAGCTTGCAACCCATCGTCGATTTCCAAGCCGGGGGCGGGTATGCACACGATGCCCTCGTCGTTCAAATCCTCGATAATGGATGATGCTCCATCCGCAGACTGGTACTTGGCAGCACCAAGGCGGGGGTCGATTAGACGCTCCATGATCTCTTCGTCACCCTCTAGGTCTCGGATTAGCTCCACATAGTCCTTGATTCCGTAGCCCTGCCCCTTTGCGCCATCGCCAGCAACCCACTTGCCTCCTCGCCACTCGGCCCAATCGCCCACATCCACGCCCGGCCATTCCCTGTAGACCCAGTAGGTTCCGCTCGCGTCAACGGCAATCCATGCCATAAACCAGTTTTTCGCTCCCGCAGGATCGACAATATGGTATAGCGTCACATTTTTCGTCGGAATAGCGTGAGGCTCAACCACATTGACCTCCTTGTTGAACTTGGGAAATTTGGTGGCGTGGGACTTAACCGGAACCCCGTACGCGCGAATTAGGATCTCCTCCCTAGGCCTACCAACCAAAGTCTCCTTAATCCGCTCGTAGCCACCGAAAGGGTTGTCCTGTGAGTGAAAGTAATGGACGCTGGCGTTGCGTTTCTTACTCCTCTGGACATATGGAACAAGCTCACCATTTAGCAGTTCAGCCTCGCGGCTTTCTATGCTGGTTGCTCCATCCAAATACTCTTTGATCACCTCCGTGTACCCGTCAATCGGGGTAAAGGTGAGCAGTAGCTTTGCGTTGCGGGTTGCCAGTCGGAACCGCAGGGTGTTGATCAACTCAGGGCCAAGCAAATACTCATCCAGCCAAACGCCCACATTATGCCAATTAGGAGAGCGAGAACCCAACTCCGCTCCCTCCAAGATGGTCGGGTTGTTCTGGTACTGGGAGTAGGTCTTAAATATGATCTGAGAGCCGTTGGGTAGGATGAGCGATGAGTCGGTAAAGCCATTCTTCTTCGTGTAACTGATGTATGTCCCGGAGGATGTCTGCTTCGTGCGTAGCTCCGCTGGAAGCCAATCCCACACGGCACTCTGCTGCTGGCGAATACTGACCTCGGAAGTCTGTGCGAAGCACATGATCTCGGCGTTGGGGTTTTCTATAGCAGCACGCACCACAGAGAATGCGCCCCACTGCGTCTTGCCGCTGCGGTTGCCGCCTAGTGCCACAATCTCGTTTACCTCCTGTAGTTGATCCTCTGCCTTCGCCCAGTGGGGGAGTCGGAAGCCAAAGCGGTACGGGTCGCGTTCTGCGTTGTCTACTGCTTCGTGATAGACCCTGTGAAGCTCCACAAGGTCAGCAGGTTCCATGAGGGAAATCTCCTCATCGGTCGGCGGGGAAAGGATCTGGTGGGTGCGCCACTTCATGTTGTCTTGTATGCGTCCGTTTCCATGAGGATGTCGATTATCCGATAGACGCTTCCGCATTCAGGGCATCCAAATGCATCATCCTCTGGAGGGAATGAACCTCGGTTGCCGTCAATAAAATGAAGTTCGCGATGCCTGTGGCAGTACCTACATATGCCTATGTGTGGCTCAATGTGCTTCTCCAGCACCACATTCCAAACCTTGGCGTTGAACTTCTCGGCCAAGTACGAGGCGTAGGCTAGGGTGTTGCACTTGTGCTGGATGCCGTCATGCTCCACCACATAGTGGTGAAATATCGGCCCATCAAATCTAGATTCTGGTTCCGGGATCATGCGACAATTTCAGCCTCGACTGCCTTCGCCTTCACCTTGCTGGCAATGCGAGATTTAGCCTCTGCGATCATCTTGGCGGCATCGTCGATACTCGCACCCTGCCTGTGTTCCACGACCGCAGTAGCCATGCCAGAGAGCTGCATGGACTTGTCCGTGAGGACACCCACGGTGATCGCCAGTCGGTCGGGTGAGATGTTCTTGAGTTGTTCGGGATCGTCGGACAACTGGTCTGCCTTCGCAAATAGCAAGTCCGTGTAGGTTTCAGCAGCCATCGCATATTTCTGGCTGAACTCCTTCCGCTTCGTCTCCAGAGTGTCAGAATGCCGCCACATGAGCGACCGCACGGTGTCACGGGCAAGCCCGGTGATCTCGGAGGTGCTTTTGATGCTCTTCCCCTGTGCAAGCAGCCAGAGGCATTTTGCCGCCGCCTGCGGGTTCCAGAACTCTACACGCTGCCTGTTGCCGTGTTCCTCGGCTCGGCGCATTACCTCTGCGAACCATTCTTGATTTTCGGGGCAATCCAGCATTTGACTGCTAGTCTCACTCATTATTTTTTGGCTGGTTTGATTTTCTCTTTCTGAACGCTTGCTGATGTTGTTTGCATGGCATTCAAAAGATTGATAGGATCAATCGTAATTGCTGTTTCCTGATCTGGATTTTCCTCGTTGTCCACATACGAGAAAATGTCGTCTAGAAATTCAACGATCTCCTTGTCAGAGTATTTTTTGTTGGTGGCCATTATCGTGGAAGAACTGCGAATCTAGGTCTAGAGTTTGGATTTTTAGCAAAGAAGTCAATCAACAATTTGTTAATTTCTTGAAGTGCTTGTTGCTTCGTTAACTCCCTCTTCTCAAAACGATTCCAAATTGCCTCAACTTTTTTGACATTTTCTGCCTTCTTGAAACCCCTTGGGAACATGGATCTTGCGCCTTCCCATGTGATTGACTGCATTGCTCTAGGCTCGACATTGCGAGCATCTGCTGCCTTGCGATACGCGTCAGCGACAATGTAGTACATTCCATTAAGCCCAGATACAGCATTAGACGAACCACCAAAGTTTCTGGCTACTTGTTGGCTAGACTGTGACAACGGCAATAGGTATGCCGCAGCAACTGCGTGCGTATCTGATGTGACATCTCGCAATACATTGTCATTTGGTGACTCTTGGTTGTTAAAGAACGACCTGATCTTGTGATCACTACCCATGTTGCTGCTGATGTTTTCCATGCTTGGGTCACGATACATGTTGATCGCTTTTTCCAAGTTGGAAAAACTCTGCCAACTAATCGCATCAGCATAAACTGGATTTCCTTGCTCAAAGTAATTCAGAACCTTGTTGTCTCCTACGACTTGGGTGTGGTATCTAATAAGTTGCGCTGCCTGTGCATCAGTCATTTCGCTCAACTTCATTCCAACAAGGTTTTGAACCTCTTGCTTAGCGGCATTAACTTTTGCCTTTTGCTCGTCAATCCAAGCCTTTGGCTTATTTTTGTTTTCCTTTGAGTTGAGTTTTGTTTCCAATGCATTGTCAATAATTGGCATTGCCCCGTCAGAAATCTCTTGGGTCATTAAAATATCGTCAGCGAAAGCACTTAATATGCGTTCCGTCATGTTGACATTGTGAATCCAGTCTTTGCCCGGTGACAATCGTGCGTTTATTCCAGCGACAACCTGCCTTGTTATTTTGTGCTTTGCAGACTGAGCCTGATTCCAGTCATAAGCTAGTGGATACCAACGCTGCCAATAGCTTCTAATTGGTGGTGGAACAGCATCGTAAATAGCAAGAAGGTTTCTTGCCATGCGATCAGTAACCTTGGATATAATAGTCAATGCCTCTTCCTTGTTGGTAGGAATTCCAAGATCCCTGAACCCCGGAGAGTCAGTTGCAAATGATGCAGTTTTTACCAAAAAGTCATCAAGGCTAGATTTCTGTTTATCTGACAAATCTTTTGCTTTTAGCAATCCTTTGATGCGGCTTAATCCAACTATGTGATTTTCTGGTTTGTCTGATAGTGCGACAGATTGTGATGTTTGCTTTGGAGTTCCCCACTTTGCCGACATTATCATTGATGCGTCACCACCAAGATTGGTTTGCTTCATTAGGTTGATTGATCCATCACCCTCTGGCATGAACCTTGCATCGGATGCACCTTCGGTCATAACCCAATCAGGAAGCAAACCAGTTTTCTGTGGTGCATATTGAGTGTCAGCACCTGTTGCAGTTTTGTTAAATTCCGCAAATGGGCCAAAATTAACCCATGAGTTTTGACCCCTAGTCTCAGCAGTCATTGCCGGGCGAGCTTTGTCGGAATACATGGCAGAATGTGATCGCCATGCGTTTTCCTCACCATCTGCTCGGAATCCAACACCCTCTTTAATGTGTCCAAAGTAATCATGAACAATTCGGAACACATCATTGGCGAGCATCGGATGTCCATTAATAACTTCGCCCGTTGGCTGCATTAGTGGGTTGCCGCTAATGTCGATCCCAGCAGATTCAGTACCACCGAACCCACTTGCTGTTGGGAAGAACCACAAATGATTGTTGTCCTTTACATCAATCAGTGCCAGTCGAGGGCTTGCTGCATATGGATCTGGAGATCCAGCAGGAATCGGCTCAACCTTTAGCCCCGTCTTCTTGATTGCCTCCCACTGGTCGAGAGTCTCCTTGATCATCGCATCATAAGACTCTTTGACCTTTGGATCATTTGGATTGTGAGCCATTTTTTCGTACTCATCCGCAATCCGTTTAGCTCTCTCGGTATCTACTTTTGCGTAAGTTCTTGGTGGGTTGTAATCAATTCCAGCAGAACGCGCATATTCCGCCGCAATGGAGCGAGCGGTTTCGTTAGGGCCAAAGGTATATTTCCCGATTCCGGGAACCGTTACTGTTGCGGGTAATCCAGCGAGAGGGATGCTCTGATCGCCGGGACGACCCTGTGGTTGAAGCTGCTCAGTGCCTCTAGATAGTCCTCCTTGTTGTCGTAGTCCTTCTCCTGTGGCTTCTGATCCGCTAACGCTTGCGCCGCTGGGTTGAGTTTGTATTGTGGTTGGTTGTCTTTCATTTACGGGCCTTTCTTGGGCTTGATTTGTACGCAATGCAACACTTTTTTGTGGTTCTGGCTCCATCCACCCGATAGCATCCGCTGGATACGACTCCAGCATCGCCTTGGAGGTGATGGGAATCAGCTTCTCATCCATTTCGTTGATCGCAAACATCCGCTTGCCGTCTGACCATCGTCCTTGAGCCTCCTGTGCGTTGGCTACGGGGTTGAGGTCTTCTGGGGAGACACCCTCTGGCATCGCTCGCTGGGCTTCTGGCATGCGGACTTGGCTATCCTCGTAGCTTGGAGTGTAGCGTAGATCCTTTGGCTCGCCATTCTCGTCTAGGATTGGCTCGCCCTCTGGCATGAAGTTCACCTTCACAAGGTGATTCTGGTAGGGGAGATTCGTGCGCCCTTCCAATTCTGTAGCCTTGTTGATGCGGTCAATGCGGTAGGTCTTAACCACGGCATTCTTTGCCTTCTCGGCGGCTAGTAGCGGGTTGATGTCCTTCTGACCCTTGCCGACATTTCCGAACACGGTGTTGATGAAGTTTTTGCGGACTTCCCACTCATTTCCGTACCTGCTCTTGAAGTAGGCATCCGTTGGCTCGTTGCGACCATGATTCTCAATCACTTGGTTCACATCGTTCAGAATCTGCTCTGCGTTGCCCTTGTACAGGGATTGGCCCCGCTTGCTTGCCGCCTTCTCAAAAGCGTTGGCGTGCAGTTGCTGTACACTCATGAGGCGAACTAGAAGGTTGCCGTCCTTGGTGATCTTGATTCCGTAAGGGACAATCTCACGCATGGAAACTCCTAGTGTGTCGTAAGCCACACGCTTGCCCTTGCGTTTCTTGGTAGCAGGTTGGTTAAATACTAGGAACCTGCGCCCCGTGTTCTCTTTGGCTGCACCATTAAGCATGTCCAACTGGCGAAGTTGGGCATTATTAAACCTGCCAGATGTCCGCAGTATTTGAATCTGGCGATCCGTGAGATATTCCCCAGTCCATGCGTTTTCTTCCGGGTTGAATCGCAACTCGCCCGGCTCAAGTGTCTCTCCACGGTTGATCCTGTTTTGCTGATCCTCCAGTAGCATAAGACCAGAGGATGCTCGGAGTTGTTCTGTTTGGTCTGAAAGCGGAATATAGTCACCATTCTTGTCGCGCAACGGAACACCATCGGCATCGGTCTCCCACAGAGATGTCATCTCATTCAGAATCGGATCATCCTTGCCCATGATGGGAATGGCATGGCCATCAGACTCGCCCTTGGTTACCTTTGCCACATGCATGGGGCGACCAGCAGACTCGGAGATCATCTTGCGGAATAGCTTCTTCATCTCTGGAATCTCGCGGATTCCTTCCGCCAGCAGACCATTTCCGTAGACTGCTCGTCCGTTCTTGTCGGTAGCACCACCAAGCTTGTAAAAGAAGTCCTTGATGATTGGTGCTTGTTGCAGGATGGCATTGCCAAGTGACTGCATCTTACGAGTAACCAGCATACGCCCAGCCTGCTTTCCAAGTTCACCACTTTCAGCCATTCCCATCATGTCATCTGCCATCGAGTCCACGAAGTACTCAATTGCAATGTCATTGTCGGTAGGTGCAGCAAATGCTCGCTCTCTGGCTGGAACCTTTTCACCTGCGGCAATCCTTGTGTCGATCTGCCTGTTGTGTTGGGCCTCCAGCCTGCGTGTGTACTCGTCCTTGAACGCTTGGAAGTTTGGATCAAGCTTTCCGTCTTTTCCACGCAGAATTCCACCAGTCTGAACACCGTCTCCAACCAGTGCCGCAGCAACCCCGCCTTCCATTTGGTTGCGAACCAAGATGTAGTGGTTGATCTCATGAGCCAGCAATGGCTTGAGAGGGTTGCGTGCCATTGGGTTAATAAAGGCAGTATTCGTTGCCTTGTCGAATGCGCCACCACCTTGGTCGGTAAACCTAACATTAAGGTTTGGGAATGACGATGCGTAGGTTCCGATGGAACGCTTCATTCCGTCATTAAGGGCATTGAATGCCACTCGCTGACTGCCATCCTTTAGGTTGCGATAGAAATTAAGTGCATCACCACGCTGTAGCTTTTTGATGCGGTCTGGAGATCCAGCGACAATGCCACCAAGTGCGCCACCACCACCGAAAACAACCGTTTCAGCTGCTGCCTGCTTCAGGGTGTTCATGTCCATCTCTCCGCCATCGGAAATCCATTGGAAGGCGAGGTCAACAGGGTACGCAGCAGCCATACCTTTGGCTACATCTCCAGCAGCACCAGTCAGGCGACCACCAATAGTTGCGGTATCCATTAGGTGGGCAACTGCTCGCTGAGTGGAACCTAGATTTTCGTAATTAGCCACACGCTGCCAGAATGGAATTTGTCCACGGGCATTTGCGGTCTCTTTACCAACCATCCTTACAAAGTTACCAGCACCCTTTAGAAACGGCGCGGTAGACCACGCTGTACGAATTGCCGCAGGGATAAACGCAGCCGGGCCAAGTCCCATTGCCGCTCCAGCACCCCCCAGACCAGATAGCGAAGAAATGCGGTTCATCGCATTCCACGCTTTATCCGCGCCAATTTTGGAGGCTAGGGTAGAAAGACCCTTGTCGATGCCGATCATGGCCTTGCCAGTACCCTCTATAAGCCCGCCAATTGCCTGTAGTGGCATTCCGGGCAGTTCCCTAGCCTTCTGTGCCACAAAGTTGATCTTGTCGGCTACAGCGGCATCCTGAGCCAATTTAGCAGCCTCGTCTGAAGCCCTTGCAATCTCGTCGGTCAGACCCTGCGCTCTTGTCCCAGCCTCCAGACCCTTTGTGCGCAGATTGTCGGCAAGTGTACGAGCAGCATTAGCCCGGTCAACAAGCCCCATATTGGAAAGCTTGTCGGCTTGCCGCTCGGCAAAGATAGCTTGATCCTCTGCTGATTTGGCAAGGTATTGGGTTTGTGCGAGGTGGCTATTCAGCCCATTCACCCGTTGATTGGCAGCTAATGCTTGCGCGGCCTTGTTTTCGGACTCCAGAAGCTTTCTTGCAATCGGCTTAAACGCTGCGGTGACACCCTTTTGTGCCACGCCAAATCCAACCCTAGCAGCGAGTGCTTCTGGGGCTAGTGGGTTGACTAGTGAAAGTGTTAATCCAGCCGCTCTTCCACCCTCAATAGCTTGCTGTGTGGCTTCCGGGCCAATCAATTGTTCCGCTTGTTGCCTTCCCTCTGCGAACTGCGTTTTCAGCCCGATAACTTTGGCAAGCTCGTCAGCGACTTCTGCCGTGTTGACCTTCTCCATGTCGGCCAAATCACGATCATACTTCTGCTCAAGATACGAGACTTGGTAGTCCTGCATCATGCCATCCCACATGGTCTTGGCGGCAACCTTGTCGATTTCAGTAGCAGCAGCCCTTGCCAATCCTGCTGATGTAGCAAACAAATCCTTTGCCGCTTCTTCGGTTTCGATTCTGGATTTAGCCTTTTTCTCTGGTGTTAATGCTTCCGCACCATACTGGTCGAATGCACCACCGAAAACTCTACTGCTTGCGATGTCCTTAATTCCACCAAGTTCGTTTTGTGCAATTACATTTGCGCCTTGTACGGTTTTGGATGCGATGTCTTTAATTGAGTCCCAAATGCCAACATCTGGAGCCTCATCCAACTCCAAACGCTTGTACTCACGATACAGGTCGATGTTCTCCTCCTTCAGCAGGTCGTCCCTGCTCGCCATCAGCGTCTTGCCAGTGTCGTTGAGCGTGTAGTCATCGTTAAGTGCGCCAACCTTTTTCAAGGAAAGTGCCATCTGACCATTCTCTGTAACCTGCCCGTCTGGGGTGGCGTATCCACGCGCAACTAGATCCTCAACAGAGTTTACAGCTGGGAACAACTGGTTGTCATACAATGGTTGATTGTTCGCATTGTAAGTTGGTATGGCAAAGTCTTGAGGAAGTGCCGCAACATCCTCTGGAGCGGCATCCTTTACAGCCATGCTCAGGCTGTGTTGTTCAAGGGCTTGTTTTAGTGCGTCCCGTTGTTGGGGGGTCATTGTGGTTATCGTGTTGGAAAGAACAAAGATTCAAGTCCCATTGGAGTAACCACAGATGGTTGTGATTGCGGTTGGGCTTGTGGTGCTGGTTGAGTTGTACCAGTACCCTGTCCACCTTGCAATCTGCTTTTTAGGCTATTAACCCTGTTGAAGTATTGAATCTCATCCCGGAACAATGGAACTGCTTCTGGATTGTTAAGGATGTCTTCAGCTTTGGTTTTCTGCCTTTTGGACGCTGGTGTTGTACCAGTAGCTGGAGTCATGGGCATGACCTCAAACACACTTTCATCCAATCCAAGTTTCTTTCCAGCCCTTACGGAATCGCTTGAGATACGCATAAGTGTCTTCTGTGCTGACTTCCAGTCCTGCACGAGATCAAGATCATTTACAGCGCGTTGCAACGCCATTGTTTCCTTTTCGGACATGCCAGCAGCAGTTCCGCTTTGGGCCTTGATGTCACGCATTGCCTGCACCAAGTCTTGCCCCTTTAGGTTGTTGTACAGTGCATATACTCCACCCTGCGTCCTTGCTAGTTCGTCCAGCTTTTGCTGTGGAATGGACTGACCAAAAACCTTATATGCTTCTGGATGGTTTGCCAGTTTTTGCGCAGTGTCAAAACGGCTCAAAATCGTGTACGCAGCGGAGCGGTCACCAACACGCTTTGCCGCTTTCGTGATTGCGGCTTGGTTGCGCTGATTGTACTCCGTTTCCGACATGATCTGTGCGCCCTTGGACTCTGGCTGCATCAAAAGTTGCAATTGCAACTCGTCAACCACATCCTGTGAAGGAGCAGTTTGAGGGTTTTGGTACGCCTGATTGAGTGCGGACTCGTACAGCTTGGCCTTGCGCGGGGAAAGTTCTGTTAGCTTCTTTAACTCTTCGCCAGACGCTTGCGCCTGCCTTGCTTGTGATTCCTGTGCCATTAACCCAAGACCAGCACTCTTCTGCTCTGGCTGTGGTTGTGGGGTTTGGTATGCAAGCGAACGATCTGTTGCTACAGCACCTTGTGGCATGTTTTGAGCCATTGCCCGTCCTTGGCCTTCTTGAACCATTCGCTGCACTCTGGCTTGCTCTTCTGGAGTGCCGATTGGCTGAGCCATTGAGGTTTCATCTGGAAGAGGTGGCAAAACCTCCCCATCCATATTCAATGCACGATTGATGCTTTCTGTGTCAAATTGTTTGTATTGAGGACGATCAATAGGTTGACCTTGTTTATTTAGAACCTCACCGAATTCATTGATAAGGTTTCCTCCTTTGGTTTTTGTGAAACGCGACACATTGCCGGACTCGTCTTCGGAGATAACAATTTGAGGTTTTCCTTCAGCATCTTTTGATGGTTCGAGACCTTTTGCTGCATTTTGGATCAATGCACCCAAGTTGCTGTTATATGCTTTGATTGTATTTTGCGATTCTTCCGAAGGATTTTTGTAAGCAGCCTCAATTCCACTTACAATTGCATTTACCTTGTCAGCTGGAATTCCAAGGTTTTTGGCTTGTTCGATTTTTTGTTCAATAGACAGAAAATCCGCTCCAGCTTCACCGGGAAGAATTAAAGGCTCCTCTGGCCCCGGAGGAATCATACCTTGATTTGGTTGCCCGGCCAATGCCGCATCACCTTGTGACATATCCACCCCGCGACCTGTACGGGCTGCTTGTGATATGGCACTTGTGCTGTAAGTTGGTCGAGCAGCTGCCTGCCTTCCACCACCGAAATACGCAGGACGCATACCCATCTGGGCTTCCTGTACAGCAACCGCACGGCTGCTCACATTCTGCTTCAGCAAGTCTTGCACACTCGCACCCAACGCACCACGCACCTGCACTGGGGTGTTCTCGTCCTTCATGGAGAAGATTAGGTTGTCGTAGTAAGGTGCTTGTTGTGGATCCATGATCTTCGCGGCTTCCGCGATCTTGATACCAAGTTGCGCGGACTTTTTAGCCTCCCCCTGCTGCTTGAAGTAGTCGCCTACTTGGGAGACCATTCCAGCTACCCCCTGCGCTCCAGCCATCGCATATTCACGCGCAGCGGCTACGGAAGGCCCGTAGTCTGGCGATTGATATGGTGCTGTTTGTACTTGTCCTCCGTATAGTGCCATGATTTTAAACTGTGTATGCTCTCAATGGCATTCCCATTGCTTCGCGTCCAATGTTTCCAAATGCCGTTCCAGCATTTCCAAAGTTACCGCCACCAAGGAAACTTGAGAAGTTTCCTCCAGATACCCCGCCCATTCCACCAAGACCCGCACCAAGCAAAGAAGATCCAATGCCACTCCACATTTGTGATTTAGCTTGTTGGTTGGCGAGATTGGTCTGGTAGACTGCTTGGTTGTATTGGTTCTGCGCTCCAGCTTGTTGTTGTGCAAACCCAAGTGGCATATTGTAATCAAATTGACCAGAAGATGCTGGGCCTGAAGTGAGTCCAATTCCCAACGCTCCCATCCCAGCGGTGTAAGATTGTGGCGTCGATGAGAGAAGGCCAAGGCTTGGTTTGGTGTAAAACTCTCCAGCCATAGCGTATGAACTTCTACGGGCGGCATCAGCTTCAGCGCGTTTTTGAGCCATGACATTTTCGCGGCCCATGATTTCGGAGGCAATCGATGCGTTTCCACCAAGGCGACCAGCAGCTTGTCCAGCTTCTCTAGCTGTCTGTTGATACATCCTTTGTTGCTCTGGGGTGACACCTCTAGCTGCTTCGGTTGCCCTGTCAGCCTCCTCTTGAGCTTGTTGTACTGCGACTGCCTGCTCTGGTGACAGGTTCATCATCAGGTATCTAGCTAAACCTGATTGGTCTGTCATTTGCTCTAACTCAGATGCACGAAGGTCGGCAAGGGTTTGTCCCGTTTCCTCGCCAGCCATTCGGCTCAAACCGAATAGTCCCATTTGACCATTAACACCTTGTAGGTATTGTTGCCCTTGCCCAAGGGATTGAGCCATAAGCTGTGGCCCAAGTCTATTTTGAAGAGCAATAAAACGGGGGACATTCCTATTATAGTAGCTCAAAAGCCCACCGGCTTGTTGGTTGGCAATACCGCTTGAGAATATGTCAACTGGTTTGGGTGGTTTTCCTGCTTTTGATTTCTTTCCCCCTAATAAAGATGATGCAATTCCGGCTCCAGCCAACGCAAGCCCGACCCAGCAATAATTATGTTCTGCGTCACTATTTAATGACTTTAAACATAAGCCAAAAATCACAAGGAAAACAACCTTGCTAATGTTGTAAATTTTATTTTTATTCATAAATTGCTATTGCTTTAGCTAGGTGCTGGTTCATTCATACATGATGTTCACCGATCCTGCGTCGAAGGTGTCAGTGCCGTTGACGGTGGTGAAACGGACTTGCGTAAGTGTGTCCGACAGCGTTTTCGACCCAGAAACGAATGCGTTGTTTGCGACCAAGTCGTTAAGGGTTCCGCTGGCGACCCATGTGTTTCCCGACAGCAAACAGACTTGAATCATGCCGCGCCAGCCGCGAGCGGCAATTCCTCCTCCAGACCTAAAGCCCGCCGTGGTACTGTCTGTCGTTACGGTGCTGGCCGCAATCGTAATAAAACTTTCGTATCCAGATGTTTCAAACCCGCCCGAATCCCCTAATTGTATTAAGAAAGGACTTGTTCCATTCGCGCTTACTTTGTCAAACATCACGGTAATCCGCTTAACCCATGATGGGATGCCTGTAAAGTCAATGCTTGTACCACTTGTGCTATTTTGCGCAATTTCAGATGTAAACGGTTGGCTTAGTTTTGCTGGAGTTACTACACCATTATCAATCGTGGCTACACCACCAGAAACAGTAAAGTCACCAAAATCAGAGTTAGACAATTTTGCTGGAATAATGTTCGCATCTGCAATAAGAGCAGTTGTAATCCCGCTATTAGGCACTTGAAGTTGACCACCTGCTGTAACCTCTAAACCCCTACTTGGAATAATTGCACCAGAGACAAAAAACGAATTGTCCATAATGTTGTTGAGCTTTGTCGAGGTAATTTGCTCGTTATTAGAAAATGGGGTTGTTGTATCAACGACTGGCATAACTTATTTCTGTGATATGATTGCACGGTTGGAAACCGCTCCTGATATTTTAACTGAATGCACCTTGGGGGAGCCTAGAGTTCTTGTCAAGATCATAGTGCCTGTATAGCCACGAAGGCCACCAAGTCTACCCCTAACATTAGCCGTTTCTTCTTCTTGATTTGAGTTTGAAAGATCACCAATTAAAGCGTTTGTACTACCAATTGGAAAAGCGTTATCTGGGTCTTCAGTGGAAAACGATATATTAAATGTAGATGGAGATCCAGCAGGGAAGGACTGAATTTGGGTCTGGAAATCAGTAAATCTTTTGCGCTCTTGAGTCCCAAAGTCGTACCCACGGGTAGTTAGAGAGGCGTTGATTGACGGCGATGTAGTGCTTGAGCTACCAAACTCAGCAGAAATGCTGTCTGATGGAGATTCGGTAGCCTCCATTTTATGGATTCCACCGCTAGATGACACAGCATAAAGGTCGTTTCGTACCCCAGCCCCAGCAGTTACAAAGTCCGTAATTAAAAACCCAGAGTTACCATAGGTGTCGAGCGACTCCCAGCCTTTATTTAAGAAATTAAACACCAAAATGGCGTTGTTTCCTTGTGCATCGTCAGCACCCGCTACAGAATCCAGCGGGACTGCAAGGTAATACCTATTATCGTAGTAAACCGCAGTAGCATTTCCAGCTAATCTAGCGTTAATCCGGTCGATGTAAGGCTGAATATTCTTTGAAAGTGGCTCCTCCGTGCCTCGAAGGTTGTAATCGTTGAGGAAGGTAAGTGCATAAACCCCATTATCAGACAGGAATATCAAGTTGTTAGCCTGCATTACAACGGACTTGCGAGACAAACAACCCACCTCGCTAGTGAGTTCTTTAACCACGGTGTCGGCAAGGCTTCCTTGAGTGCCAACAACCGCATGAATGCTGTTGCGGTTCATTACCACCAACGCATCGTCATAGAATCCGTGCATTGCCACCACATAGTCAGCCGTGCCTCCAGAAATACGGAACTGATTCAGCACCCGATCATAGGTATTGCTGTCCAAGATGTCGGAAGCGATGATCTCATCGGCAATCCCGCGATTGGTGTAAGTCGAAACCGTCAATGTGCCACCATTCTCGTACAGGTAGGGCATCCACAAACGGCGTTGGAAGTAGGTTGCCCAAGGTGGGCCAGGCATGAACGAAAATCCAAGCCCAATCGACTCTTGTTGGGAATAGTGGATAGTGTGCGACGACACATCTGGCTCGCTCGTGAAGAACTGCCAAGTATTGTATGTTGGAATGGCAGACACATTGAGAATATCGCCAACATTTAAGACCTTAAATGCTGTTGATGTCTGGGTAAGCCTTAATGATTGTCCAATAGAGAAAGGGTTATCTTGAAGTGCCGTAAATGCGTACTCGGTATCAGGGAAAAATGAACCAGTCGCTAATGTCGCAACCTTGGTGGAACCATTATAGTCATTAATTGTTCTTGTGGCCGCAGAAATCGAAAGCGTTGCGTTATTATAGAAATCGTCAACTGGAGACGGAATAAACCCATCATCGAAAAACGCAGGAAACATTATGGTGTCGCTTGCCTTGCGAACCGCAGCACCAGCAACAGTGTATGTGCCAGTAGCCCCAGTCAGAGGAATTGTAAAAGTGGTGGTATTGGTAACTGTGACCACACGAACACCGTTGGGATCTGGCCCAGCAGATTGTGTTATCCCGCCAATTAACACGGAGTCTCCAGTCGTCAACCCGTGGGTTGTTGATGTTACAATGGTGACGATGTTTGTCCCAGCGGTTGCGCTAGAAATATCATAAGAAATCCCAACACCCTTTGCAATTCCAGTAGATGCCTGTAGGTCTCCGGCATCTATGGTGATTGTGGCAATGCCATCTGAGATTACAATGTTATTGTTTTTAGTGTAGTCCTTTCCTGCTTGGTACGGGCCACCCGGAACTTTGTAGAACTGGGTGCTAACGCCATCCCACTGCAGCGCAGACTGCCCACCACGGAAGATGATTACCTTGTCAAAGACCTGTATCATCGACACCTCGACCCCAGCATCCAAGGTAATGCCAGTAGGGAATGTTAAATCCGTAACCCCAGCCGTGCCAGCATCAGCTAGCTTGGATACCTCGATCTTTTTAACCCCAGCATTCGTGGCCACAAGGATGTATTCCTTATTACTTTCGTTGGGGTTGCTGAACAAGCAGGAGGCGCGCACATCAGACACCACGTTGTCATTTACCTGTGAGCGCAAGTACCCGGTAGCACCAACAATAAGCGACCCATCAGCACCATTGTTAGCAAAGGTCAATGTGTTAACCCCTGTAACCGTCATCAAGAAAGACCCAGCAGCAATTCCAGTCAAAGGCTGAACTGCAGGCGTAGCCGTATTACCAAGAGTAACATAAGCAGTGCCAGTCAACCCATGATTGGAACTTGTGGTAATGGTCACCACATTGGATGTCCTACTCGCAGATGCAATTGTCTTGTCTGTATCAATCACAAAGAACGGCAACCTCAACGGAGTGCCTGCAGTAGTCAGACTGGTCTTCTGGGCAATGACTGCCTTACGAGGCTTCCAGTAACCCTCCATCCGCCCGTTAAGGCTCTCCCTAACCTCACCTTCCTGTAACTGGTTGAGCTGGAGCCTACGGTTAACACCATAGAACATCCGATCACCGGCATCGGCAATCGAGTCATCCA